ACCCCGCCTGGGCTCACCTCCTAGGCTCAGTATATAAATGAATTTTTAATTCATTTGGTCATTAAAAAATGCAGAGCGTTTCTTGGGTCTTTACACTGAACTTCTCTGGAGAAGTTCCTCTTCTCTCGTTCGACGAGAGAGTTCAATACGCTGTCTGGCAACATGAAAGAGTAAATCACGACCATCTTCAGGGAGTGATACAGATGAAGAGGAAGACTCGTATGAACACAGTTAAGTCGTTGATTGGAGGAAACCCTCATCTTGAACCAATGAGAAGTAGAATTGAAGAAGCTTCAGCTTATGCCATGAAAGAAGAGTCAAGAGTTGCAGGTCCTTGGTTTCACGGAGAGTTGTTGAAGAAAGGAAGCAATAAACGGTCTCTAATGGAGAAATATAAGGAAGATCCTGTTTCGATGGAACTTGAAGATCCTGGTAAAGCTAGGAGATGTAGAGCAAGACTTGACAAAGAAAAATTTGTTGCAGCTTTTAAGGTTGAAGACGATGAACAGGAATGGAAGAGGCTTCTGGAGGAAGAATTAGAAAAGGTTCCTTCGCCTCGAAGTATTCTCTGGGTGTATGGTCCCACTGGTGGAGAAGGAAAGACAACAAAAGCAAAAGAACTTATCACGCGCGGGTGGTTTTACACGCGCGGAGGAAGGAAGGACGATGTTGCTTACAGCTACATAGAGGACCCCACTAGACACGTGGTATTTGATATTCCACGTGATATGAAGGATTATTGTAATTATAGTTTAATTGAAATGCTTAAGGATAGAATTATTATTAGCAATAAGTACGAACCAGTTACAAATTGCCAACTGTCTAATATTCATGTAATTGTTATGGCTAATTTTTTGCCAGATTATTGTAAAATATCAGAAGATAGAATAAATATTATATATTGTTAAATAAACTCCGCGTAGCGGTACCTTTAATTTGAAATTGAAAACTTTAGTTTTCCCGCCCAGTACCTCGGCTCAGGCGGGTATAGTATT